CTACGCCCTATAAGGTTTGCGTTATAGTCGACCGGAATTTCGGCGAGCGATTGGCCGAACTCCCACGAGGCGTGCCCGTGTGGATAGTGGACACGCCCCTTTGTGGAAAGAACGACCTAACGAGAGTCATCTGACGGGCATCACGACTTTCAACGACATGGAATCTTCGAGCCCTGAGGAACTCCTGATAGAGGAGCTTGACTCAGTCGATTTGCATCATGGCGTCCACTCGGCAGACCCACCATACGCCGTGCTTGAAGTGCTAGGCACGCAACTTACGGACAGCGCCAAACATGCGCTCGCCGCCTACGGGTTCGAGGAGTTCCACGAAAACTCGACTGGATTCACCGCAATCAGGCGCGAACCAGTCACCTAGTCGGTTCTCCTGCTTTGAGGAGGCTTCCGAAAGTTGATCCAGTGCGGCCCGTTCTCTTTCGCCACCGCTCCCTGCTCACACACCTTCCGTCTTCATCGGTATAGGTGACCACGTGAGTAGCGCGATCTTTTGCAGTCAGCCGCATCGTGTGAAATGCCTTGTGCTTCGTAGGTGGGTAGAGACTTTGAAAACGAAGCTCCTTGCCGCCCCACGCAATCCGCGATATTTCCAACGGGCTCTGGTCGCTCTCGTCAACGGCCGTGATGCGAACCATCCGTCCCCTGGCAGCGATTCTGTAAACCACAGCAGTTGTATGGTAAGGATTCGGCACTTGCTCCCAGACCCCCACGAAGGTGTGCGACAGACTTCGCTTTGCCCGCCCATTGGTTGACCCACCGTGGTCCGCTCTCTTCCGCTTTGCCCCTGCTTTCATCGGCGTCCTCTGCTCGTATTCTCGGCCCATGCCGGAACTCTTCTACCTAAGCCCGCTTCGCTGCCTTCGCATCGGCCACGCGAATGATTACACGCTTGCCAAGCGCCTTGGCTGCACGAGTGATCGTGTCGAGAGTCACAGAAACATTCTGAGGGTCCAGCAGACGATCCAACTGTGACCTGCTCGTGCGAAGCTGCTTCGCCATCGCTTGTTTGGTCTTCTGCTGCTCTTGCATGGCCTGTTCCAGTTGCCACGCCAGCACCCGTTTGATTGCGACCGCCTCGACTTCCTCTCGGATTCCTTCCTCTTCGAGGAAGCTATCGAAGGTTGACCCACTGTGGTCCATTTTCTTGCGATTTTTCTTCACATTCATTGCAGTCCCCCTTGATGCTTAGTCTTGTTGCGGCGCGCCAGGTCCAAATCCTCGTCCGGTGTCTTCCGCGTTTTCTTGAAGAATCCATGCAGCAAGACCATCCGGCCCTTCTTGTCGATATAGAAAAGCACCCTCGCAATTCGGTTCTGGCCCAATGTCGTCCGTACTTCATGAATGCCGTCGCCTAGCGACTTGCAAACAGGCATCCCGATGGGCCAACCGAATTCCACGGTTTTGACGTCTTTCCCGATCCGTTTCCGGTCATCGGGTGACAGCCCTCTCAGCCATTCCCGCACAGGCTCTCCGCCTGCCTCCGTGCAATAGAAGATCGCCGGAACCCTCTTGCCCTGTCGTTCAAGCGCCTCAGGCGGGGTACCTATGCCCGTCGAGGATTTGGGTTTCTTGCCCACTGAAACAGTGTACCACGCGCGGTACATATAAGGAGACAGTTCTTGAGTATGTGGTGCGGAAGGCCTAAACGTCGTCGCTTGGAAACCAAGGAAAAGTGAATTTTGTCTCTCACATTTTCGGTTATTTCTGCCTCTCTATATATAGGGCACACTCTCGCCGATTTCTTTGATTTTCTCGGTGAGGTTTGGCGAATTTTAACCCTCTATATAGTAGGAGAGCTTTGTCGATGCGTGGTTCGGCAGATTCGACCGGGATGCCTGATGTCAAGAGTCGCCCGGCTGTGTTTCGCTTTGAAATTGTGAGCCAAGATTGGCTGCAAGAAATGAAGCTTGAATCTACTTCCGATTTTTTCCGTTCAGAAATGCGAGCAGTTCGCGGCCCATTTTTCAGCATGACGTTCAGGCACATTCTGTCTCTGCTATTTCTCAGCAATTCTTCTGTGGCCCCGTTTCGTGGCCCCAATTCCGACAGCAGAAATGGAACGTGTTTTGCGACCTCGCGGCAGGCAAGCGAAATGATCGCGCCAGAAGCTCCCCATTCTCATGCAGATTTTCTAAGCATCGACCCGGATTCTACTTCTGGGGGTGAACGGTGCATGAAACATACAGATCACCCTGTCGTTCACTTCTTGGTTCACCTCATGATTTTCAGAACAGTCCGAAGCAGAAGAAGTTACGCAGGGCATGACGATCAATTTGGACACGGACAAAACACCGGATTGGGCTGGAGCGACCCCACTTTTGTGCACGGTTCCGTGCCCAAAGTAATTCGTGGGGTCGCTCCAGCCCAACTGCGCATTGACCGCGCACAGTGTTTTGTCCGCTCTGCATTTTGCAGCAGGAGGCCACAGCAATGAACAACGGAGATGAAAACCACACTGAACTTTTGACCGTGCATGAGATCGCCAGGCTTCTGAAGGTACCGGTTTCTTGGGTGTACGGGCACACCAGAAAACGCTCGATAGATCGCCTGCCGGGATACCGCCTTGGGAAGTATTGGCGTTTCCGTGCAGACGAAGTAATGGCCTGGGTGCAGCGCCAGAGGAGAGATCGCGAAGCGGCTTGACATGCGGACTACACTCATAAGCGACGCAGAACAAGCTGGGCGGGCCATCGAGATCCCAAGGAAGGGAGAAACGATGGCTCGAAGAGGTTTCCAGCAAGGATCGCTTTTCCAGCGCGGCACTCGGGGAAAGCTTCGGGTGGCACGCTGGTGGGAGGATGTAATTCAAGCAGACGGCACGCTCGGCAGACTGAGGCGATCCGAAGTGATCGGGACCGTCGCCGAATTTCCGACGCGCCGCGTGGCTATGCAGGTTCTGTCTCAAAGGTTAGGGTCCATCAATAGCGGAACGGCACGACCACAGTCCGTCCGTACATTTGGCGATTTCGTCAAGGACGATTGGACGCCTGTAGTTTTGCCCACACTCAAGTACGCAACCCAGAAGCACTATCGGTACATGCTCGACGTGCATCTCAATCCAGCTTTCGGCCAGAGACAGCTTAGGGAGCTTACGCGAGAAGAGCTGCAAAGCTTCCTCAGCCGAAAACTCCGCAACGGGCTATCGTGGGAAACCGTTCACCACTTCAAGTGTGGTATGAGCAAGATTCTCGGAGCAGCCGAAGAATGGGGCTACATAGCCGAGAACGTAGCTCAGAAAACGAAACTCCCGCGACGGCAGCGTGGAACGGAGCGAATTGTCCTCACTCCGATCCAGGTGCGAGACATAGCTGCGGTACTGAATGAACCCGCACGCTCGGTCACGTTGCTACTGGCGCTGACGGGATTGCGTGTAGGGGAGTTGCTTGCACTTCGTTGGGGGTGTATTGATTTGACTGCTCGCATGCTCCGTGTTTGTGAAACGGTGTATGACGGGCACTTCGATCAACCCAAGACGAAGCGCAGTGCGCGAACCATCCCGATTGGAACGGAGACGGCAGAAATTCTCGCCGCTATCCGTCCCGCCGCTATTGATGCAAAGGCCCTGGTATTCGCCACACGTGAGGGATTGCCGCTAGATCGTTGGAATCTCTTGCGCAAGCACCTGAAGCCCGCCGCAAAGAAGCTAGGGCTTCCTGGAGTCACGTGGCATCTTCTGAGGCATAGCCACGCGACGATGCTCGATTCTGTAGGAACGCCGCTAGGAACGATGCAATCGCTTCTAGGGCATTCCACGCCGGAAATCACGCGCGAGATTTATTTGCACGCGATCCCGGAAGAGCAGCGTCGCGCAGTGGAAAGTGTCGAGCGGCTTGTATTTGGACCCAAATGGACCCAAATGGACCCAAATGGACCCAAGTTCAGCCTTCGGCGCAACCGGCGTCAAGCAGAGTAAATTGAAAACAAAGAAGTAAATGGTCGGGGCGTCCGGATTTGAACCGGAGGCCTCCTGCGCCCAAGGCAGGCGCGCTACCAGGCTGCGCTACGCCCCGACCGAGTCAGGAAATGCTGGGTTTAGCAGCACGTTCCCTCCAGTCAAAATCATAGCACAGGGGGTCATCTCCGTCCGGCGACTACGCACGGGAACCAACCAAAGATATGGCCTTTTCGGAGCGGCTCGAATATCATGCGGTCACGTGAAACTCACCACCTATTCCTACCGCTTCGCCGCCGAAGTATTGAACAGTCCAGCGTTCCTGAAGGAACGCAAGGACATCGAGGACATTTTCAAATCAATCGTGGTGCCTCAACTGAAGCCGCCCAAGCTTCGCACCCGAGGCGGCAAGTCCATGACCTTCACCACGGCGCAGAAGGATATGAACGTACTGCTCAACGACGAATTCAAGAAGAAGGGATGGGATTGCCAACCGAACGTCACCGAGGACAAAGTGACGGGCATCAAGGCGGACTACAAGAAGGCTCGTGTGCAGGTCGAGGTTCAGTTCGGCAACATGGCGCGGTGGTACACGGACGTATTCAAGTTCCAAGTGTCGTACTCGCTGGGCTTGATCGACGTGGGCGTGCTGGTCGTGCCGATGCAGGCGTTCGCCAACACCATCGACGAGAACGTCGCCCACTACGAGCGAGTCGTGCGGGAACTTCCTTACGCCAAGATGAGCATCACGCTCCCGATCTGGGTCGTGGGAATCGCTCCCTGAGTTTTCCACAGAAAACACTTCGACTTGGGCCTTGCCTTTATGCACGCACCAGCTATAGTGGTGATGTTTCCGATGCAGACCGTCCCCCACTACAGCCCCCACGCCAAAGCGACGCTCTTCCATGGCGACCGACTCGATCTTCTCAAGCAAATCCCAGACGGCACGGCGCGATTGATCGTCACGTCCCCGCCGTACAACATCGGAAAGAAATACGAGAAGCGGCTCCAGTTCGAGCATTACTTGGAGCAGCAGGAAGAGACTCTCAAGGCTGCGCATCGTGCGTTGGCTGACGACGGAAGCCTGTGTTGGCAAGTCGGGAACCACGTGAGCCAGGACGGCGAGATTTTCCCCATCGACATCTTCGTCTACCAGATTTGCAAGAAGCTCGGAATGAAGCTCCGCAACCGTATCGTCTGGTGCTTCGAGCATGGGCTGCACTGCAAGAACCGCATGTCGGGGCGCTACGAGAACATCGTGTGGTTCACCAAGGGCGACGACTACGTCTTCAACCTCGACCCGATCCGCGTGCCGCAGAAATATCCCGGCAAGAAAGCGTTCAAGGGGCCGCGCAAGGGAGAGTACACCTGCAATCCGCTGGGCAAGAATCCCGGCGACGTCTGGGTGATCCCGAACGTGAAGCATAACCACGTCGAGAAGACGATCCATCCGTGCCAGTTCCCAATCGAGTTGGTTGAGCGGCTGATACTCGCCTTGACGAACAAGGGCGACTTGGTGATTGATCCTTACCTTGGTGTGGGGTCGGCGGCGTGCGCTGCGGTGCTCCACAAGCGCCGTGCGGCTGGTGCGGACTTGAGCAAGGAATATCTGGAAATCGCACGCGAGAGGATCGAGCTTGCGATGCAGGGAAGACTGCCGAGGCGACCGCTGGGAAAGCTGGTCTACGTACCAAGCCCGAACGACACGATCACAAAGCGACCGAAGGAACTTGGTCGCGGCAACGGTCACCATCCTTACGACCAATCGCCGCTGTTCGCTTAAGACATCCGCTTCATTTCCTCTTCGGTCATGATGCGCACAGGGACGGCGAGGCGCGGCAGGTAATCGTTCTCGGCTTCGCGGACGCGCCGCTGGGTCTCCTCGCGCTCTTCGTCGGTCATCGGATGCCAGTCTTCCTTCTTGTACGCCCCCTTTGTGCCTTTGCGACCGTTGTTCGGGCGTGGCGTGGATACGCCGAGCGACGTCTTCAAGTCCCTGAGGGATTGGCCGGGGAATTCGTCCGCGATCCACGCGACGAAGCGGTGCTGGGGACAGTCGAACATCTTCCACAGTTCGCGGACTCGGACGCCGCGCTTGATCAACTCGACGACGCGGTCGCGGAAATCCTCAGGCTTTGTCTTGGGGCGTCGTGGCATTGTCTTTGTGATCCCGTCCCGCCAACTTCACCGCGATCCAAGCAGCGCAGTTGTCGTGGACGACACCCAGCCCGCCGATGGCAGTCAAGGCGGCTGCGAACGAATCGGTGAGCTTGCCCATGAAGGCGAGGGTGATCATCGCTGCCAAGGACACGATGACGACAAACTCTGCGAAGCCATCCACGGGAGCGAAGAATTGATACAGGGGTTTGAGAGAGTAGCTCATATCTTTGTCTTAAGGATGGCGTCCACGATGCGGTCGTTGCCGTCTCGGATGGTGTCGGTGAGCTTCTCGAACCTGCTGTCCATCTTCTCTTCAAGGTGCGCGATGTGGTTCGTGCCGAGGAGCTTGACACCGTCTTCGATGCGGTCAGCCTGATCGTCACGATCTTTCTGCTTCTCTTCGAACTTCTGCTTGAATACGCCGATCTTGAACGCCCACACGGCGACACCGAGCAGTCCCGTTCCCATGAGCGCCGTCACGATGTGCGCTATTACTTCAAGTGTCCCGCCGACTTGGTCTGACATGGCAAAATTCCATCCTTATAGGTAATACCCGCTCACATGATGAAACCAGCGATGTTGACTGTAGCTGGTGCAGTCCGCTGGAACGCCAACGCGATCTGGAAGCCGAAGCACGAACCGATGTCGATGGTGTGGCTTCCTGATGCCCCGATGTCCGCTTTCCAGTAGTCGGTCACGCCGCCCGCGAACGGCGGGGACAGCGTGGTGGAGCTTTGCAGGAGCGTGAAACCGGACGGCGTCGTTGCGCCGGAGTCAATGGTTCCCGTGAAGACATAGACGAATTCGTGGTTGAACCCCGTGGTGAGGGTTGCCGTGTTGTCAGAGCCAAGGCTCTGCATCGTCGTCGTGGCGTCGTATGCGCCAAGTCCGGAGACTTCGTAAATCTGAACAGCCTGAAGCGCCCCGCTCGATGCACCGCTCGTCGATACTGTCGTCTGGGCTGAAGTCACGGGGCAGAAGGCGACCGTGCCGTTCACGAAGTAGTTGGTTCCCGCGCTCGTGAAGTAGCCGTAGTTGCTCGAACCTATCGTGTAGGTGTTCCCGCCGTCCGTGACGGTCAACCCTGAGAAGACGAACGGTGAGTTGTCAGAGCCTACCCCCATACCCACGATGATCGTGTTCCCAATGGTCACCGGATTGGTGAACGTTGCGGATGTTCCGCTGTTCTTAGCCTGCTGTACGATCAACGGTGCCATGGTTAGTATTCCAGAGCCGTAACCCATGCGTACTGCGTGGCAGTCGAAGCATTGGTGTTGAAGCTGACAAAGTCCCCAGCGTTCATCGAAATGCTGTTTTGAATGGAGGGTGAATTCCAAAAGGTTCCCGTACTTACGGTTGCGGCGGCCCCATACAGATTGGTCGCACCTGCCGATCCCCCGTTCGGGACGATGTTCAACTTCGTGGTACGAGACGACCCGGAGCCGTTGAAGTACGCAAGGATGGCTGCCGATGACTGCGGGTTTTGAGACGTAAGAAGCATCCCTGTTTTCCCGCTTGTCACCGTGTAGATCGTGTTGTCTCCGTTGGCGACAGTCAGAAGCTTGCTCGACTTGAGTCCGTTCGTGTTGTCGAATTCGATGATGAACGGCCAAACGTTGAAAGGCTGTGCGCTGACGTTTATGCCAAACTGTTCTCCAGCCTCTCCGACATAGGGTACGATCAACTGCTTCTGAATGGTCGTGACCGTTGAAGTGGATGTCACGGTACTTGCCTGAAACCACGTGCTCGAAGAGTTGAAGATGGCGTAGTTTGACGAAGACCCTGCGTTGTAGTTGTACCCAGAGTAGCCGAAGTAAATTGCTCGTCTGTTGGAGGGAACCGTGTAGAGACTAACGTTTCCCGTGCTTGTGACGTTCTGGAACCCGCTGACGTACTTCGGATTCGTGAGGAACGGCAGAAACATAAACGGCTGCCCCGTTGCACCACCACCGCCTGCACCGCCTGCAAAGAGTTGCATTAGTTGTATACCTCCAAGAAGCTCACGGTCTGGGTGCTTGATGCCACGATGCCGTAGATTTGGACGTTGGCAGGGATGACGACGAACGCGCCCTTAGTGCCAGGCAGGAGCAGCCCGGTCGAAGTCGTCACGCTTGCGTCACCGATAAAAACGTCGGTCGTTCCGCTGTTCGTGATGATGACGCCGCGACGTGCTGTACGTGCGGAGACAATCGAAGTCGCGGTGCTTGCTACTGACACCTGACCATAGCCAATGTTCGGAGCGCCCTGCTCCGTGGTCAAAAGCTGGTTGTCAATCGAGTTGATGCCGTTGCCGGAGTTGTCCTGCAACTGCGCCTTCGTATTGAAGTTCGCGGCGGTCGGCGAGTATGCGATGACTGAAGCCACTGGATCGTAGTCCAGCAGTGCGTAGTTGATCGCGACGGAGTGACCCGATCCGGTCAACGTCGTGCTGACCTTGACGCGGAGCGACTGCCATCCCTTGGACGAAATCAGGAAGTATTTGTTGGTGCCGCTGACCAGCGTGTACGGGAGCGCGATCTGCGCCTGAGACGTGGAAGTCGGGTCGAGCACGGCATCGGCTGGAACTGTGACCCAAACGCTGTTGTCGAAGCTAACTTCGAAAGTGATCGCACCTGCGCTGATCGTCCCGGTTGGAACAATCTCCACGAGAGCGGCTTCATAGCCTGCTGCTGCGAAAACGTTCTGCGTCGAGCCTGATGTGTCGTTGGAGTTGCCTGCGCTGATGGTCGTCAGCGTGGCGAGGGTGACGCCGTTCTGCGTTGACACAGACCACGACCCGGACTGCGCGGCTTGGGTTGCAAACGTCCCAGCATTGGTGACAGCCTGCGACGCAGGATTCTGTTCCATGTAGGAAATCTGCTTGAGAACCTGCATGATCGAAATCGCGGTCGTATCGGTCGCGGTCGATTTCGCGTCAGCCTTGGAACCCAGCGTAGTGTTAGCGCCGTCCGCTTCAGTTGCCTGCACAGCGAATGTTCCGGCGTTCGTGACAGCACGTGAAGCAGGGTTCTGCTCCATGTAGGAAATCTCTTTGAGAACCTGCATCGCGGTGACGGATGTCGAATCCGTAGCCGTGCTCTTGGCATCGGTCTTGGAACCGAAGGTCACGTCCTGTCCGTCTGCGATGGAGGTAGGCTGCGTGACAGCCGAGCCGTCAACCTTAAAGGCGTTCGTGTTCTGAGGTTGGTCGGTTGCAAGAACCACGCGCAGCGTGCCTGCGTCATGGCTTCCGTTGTTCGTAGAAACTGTGGTGCCGTTCCACTGCGCGACATTGTCGGTCGTGGAGAACGTCCCGCTGATGCTTCCGGTGAAAATCTGCATCGACGGCAGGGTCGTGAGGCAGTGACCGACTGTGACTGTGCCAGAGCCGCTGATCGTGCCGCTCAAGCGGACACGGAAATACGGCGCGTTGAGCGCGAATGAGAAAGCGATGTAGGTGCTTGCGACCAGCGTGTACGAAGGCCCAATGATCGTGGTGCTGCCTTGCTGCACACCCTGCACGCCGTACCAATTGCTGTTGTCATTGGACGCTTCGAAGATCACGGTTCCCGCTGTGATCGTCGAGCCTTGGTTCAAGGTGACGAGGATCGTGCTATATCCGGTGAGGTTGTTGAGAAGGGTGACAGCGGTGTTGGCGGTCGTGGATGAAGTCCACGATGCGTCGGACGTGGCGGACGTGCCGTAGTTCCCGGTCGGGATCAGACCGTTTACGCCGTTGCTGACGACAGCGTTGGCGTTGTACTCGGCGATATTGATCCAGCCGCCTCCGTTGGAGTCCACTTTCCATACACGGAGATGGGAACCGTCCCAGCCGCCGATGAGAACAGGATTGGCTTCAGTAGCGGAGCCGTCAGCGTAGAGACCCTGGACGAGCGGGTCGCCTGGCACCCAGTTGGCACCGTCGAAGATTTGAATCTGTCCCGCGCTTGATCCAGCAGTCGCGGGTTGCCCCGTGATGTTGGTGTCGGTGTAATTCTTCGTCGTCAGGTCAGACGATGCTGATGGGTCTGCCGAGAAATAGGTATCCCCAGACGCACCTTCACTGATGCGCCCCGACGATGCGTCCCGCTTGAGAATTCGCTTCTGTGCCATAACCTCTGCTCCCTGCTAATCCGTGCAGGGCAGGTGATACTGGCGCTGCCCAACCGCCTTGACACTTGAAACGCTTTAGCTTGCGAGGATGATCGCGTCTTCGATGTTTGACTCGATAGCGGTCGTGCTCACAGCAGTTCCGAGGAACTGAGCGAGAACACCAGCGCCCGTGGGCACTGTCAGTGTCACGCCGCCTGCGGTGCTCTTGTCGCCGTAGTAGCGACCACCGACAGTCAGCGATGACTGCTGCGTGTTCGTTCCGCCGTCGTAGTACGTCGCGGTCTGAGTCGTGGTGTACGAAGCAAGCACGAATCCGATTGCTTGGTTTCCACCGCTCGACCACACCGCGTTGAACAGCGTCGGAACTGCCGGAGAGCCGCTCAGCTTGACGTAGACGTACGCGCCTGCGCTGATGTTCTCCCCTGCGACTGCTGTCGATGCACCGGATGCCGGAAGCAGCGAAGGGTCGATTGTCCCGCCCGATGTCGTCGATACGACGACTTCAGCCGCAGGCCCAACCTCTGTGGTGATGACTTCCGCGACGAAGCCAGATGTTGCGTCGCGCTTGAGATACTTTGGTGCTGCCATGTGATGCTCCTTATGCCGTCAGAATCGGTAGACCGATCTGGGCTTCAAGTTTTGAGGCGGACAACGCCACACCAAGCGGTAGCTCGAAAGCACCCGCGTTGGGTGTCTGGACGAGCGCCCCGCTCGTGCCAAGGTAAACTCTTACGCCGGGAGTGAACAAAAACCCGGCATTGTCAATCTCTCCCATTTGCACGACCGTCAGGCTGTTTCCTGTGGTCGCGCTGGTGATTGCGATCCCGACGATGCGACCAGCATCAGCCGTGTTCCCTGCGTCGGCAATGTAGGCAAGACCGTCAGCATGGACGGCTACCGCCTGATAAGCGTTCACGTTCTGCCCCACCGTCATGTTCAGGACGACAGCAGTCGCGTCAGCAGTGAAGCTTGCATTGACCGAAACCATAGGCGAAGAAAGCCCAGCACCAATGAAAAGTTCGTGTGTATCCGTGCAGAAGTAAGGGCGTCCCGGCTCGAAAGCGTTGGGAGGCAGAGGAAGGTTCGCTTTTAGTCCGCGTGCGATGCGGAGCTTAGTGATTGGCATGTAGGTTCCCCTCGCCCGCAAGTCCAGCGCCGCCATAGCGCCGTGCATGGCATTCGGTTCAATGTCTAATACGGTGTGGCGAAACGTTTCGTCAGAATTTGTGACCGAGAGCGATTCCGATCCCGATCCCGATGCCCACGGACTTGAACGTCCCTCCGACGCGGTGCCAGAACGACTTGGGCTTCTTCAAGGCTTTGATTTCGTCATCTTTTAAGGCAATTTGCTTGGTCTGGTCAGCGATGGTGGACTCATCCTTGGCGGTGATGTCCTTCTGGTCTTTCAGGTCAGCTTGGCAGACAAGATTATTTTGTTGAGCGATGAGACCGTCCGAGACAGCTTGGAACAGAGGTTGGACATCTGCAACAGGCAGCCGCCAATCTGGCGTACCCGGAAGTGAGACGATTGGTTCAGGGAGCTTGGCTTCCGTTTGTAAGACTTGGACTTGCTGCGGCGGCGTGACCGCCTGCTGCTTCGCTTTGACAAGCTGCGCGATGATCGTGGCATTCTGTGCATCCCTTGCCGTCATCTGAGTCTTCAGATCGGCGATAGCTGCGTTGTTCGCTTGGATGTCGGTCTGGAGTACCTTGACCTGCTGCTCTGCGACCGCGACCTTCTGGTCGGCAAGCAGGCGTGCGTCATGCTCTCCGAGATAAGCATGGATGCCGACGAGACCCACGCTCACGAGGATCACCCACGCGAGGTGGTGCATCACGAAAGTCTTTGCCACGTCAGCGATGCCCATTACCAAGAACCGCCGATGGCGACACGCGCCCAGAAGTTCGTCGCGGTGCAGACATAGAGATAGCTGCCGTCGTAGGCAAGCTGCCCGGCGATGCCGTTCGATGTGTTGTGAGCAGGCGCAGCGACCCAGATAGCTTCATCCGGTGAGAGCGCGGTCAGAGGGATCACATCGGTGCCGTCGCAGTACAGAATCCAGTAATCGCTTGGCACGAACGGGGAAACAGACCCAAGGTTCGGGATGCCGACGACTTCGCCGGGGATGAACGGGCTTGATGGTTCCCGCACTTCGAAGATCAGATTGTGTCCGCCCGTGGTTTGGTTGGAGACGATGTACAGCTTCTCCACTCCTGCGGGTAGGATGATGCTGCGGTCTTGAGTTAGCGCCCCTGTGAAGACGAAGACCATGTTGTAGCGTGCTTCGGACGAGACCGGGGGACTGTCGGCGAGTGCATAGTCCGCGTCAGACATGACGTGCGAAAGCTGGTTCGTCAACGCTTGGTCAAGCTGGTCGAACGCGGCGTTTGCCGTGACTTCCTTCGAGGCTTGGTTCGACGCGATGTGTGCAATGCCGAGATTTGGTGTACCGCTCATACTTGCTCCTTATGAAACTCTTGGGTGGATGAAGGCGTGCTGCTTCGGATCGTAGGGACTCTGCGTGTGCTGCATCCACACCTCGTGCCAACGCTCCATCTTGATTCCCAGCCGCTTGCAGACATCCGCGAAAATCTTGTCCTGATATGAAACCGTCTCGCCGTTCCACTTATAGGTGTACTCAGGCGTCTTGTACTTCTCGTCCAGCAACAGCTTCGAATCCACGATCTGCTGCGCTGCTTTCCTGCTCACTCCGAACGTTCCGCCGTGGCACTGCGTCGAGCCGTCCATGTACGTCAGGATCGAGCCGAACACATCGGCGGTCGGGAACGACGCCGCTGCCCGTGTGACCTGAATGTCGGGGTCGATCTTGATGATCGGATCGCCGCCGACGTTGAGAGCCGTCGTCAGCCAACGCTGCGTCCACCCCCCGCCGTGCTCCATGACCTTGAGCCGTGGGTTGTCTTCGATCATCACGTTCATGTCAGCGCCGAGTTTGGCAAGCTGGGCGGCAAGCTTCAACGCCTGCGGCTGGTTCTGGTAGTAGTTGATGACAAACGTCGCTTTCATCACGCTCATACGGTTGCCGTCCCCGGAAAGCCTCGTCCGACTTCGGTGCTGATCTGATACACATTTACCAATACTGCGGGCTGCGTCGATCCGAAGTCGGTCGTCTGGTCTGCTGCGCTGTAGGCCGTTTCAGGGTTCCCGTTCGCGTCGTAGGTGCCCGGCGTCCAACTGATCGTGCGGACTACCGACTCGGAGTGAGCAATCTCCGGGCTGTCTGTGATCGCTCCCGTCATCCAGACTGCGTGGACGATCATCTTCACGCCGCCCGTTCCGCCTGTGTGTTGGCAGACGATGTTCATGTCCACCCCCATAGAGCCGAACTGGGTCGCGCCGTAGTGAGCGATGGTTCTTGCGACTGGCCCTGCGCCCATGGACGCTGAGGCAAGGACAGTCGGCAAACCACCGACTGGAATCGAGAGGGAGATTTCCCAAGCTGGAAGGGTCTGACCGGGATCGCTCAAGTCGTTCTGGACAATCTCGTAGTCCACGTAAAGGTCGAATGCTCCGAAGCACGACGCACCAGACACAGTTTCCGAGGCGATGTCGCCCGTCGCACCCTGACCGCTGAGGGTGACCGGAGCTTGCCCGGCGATTGGCAACAGCAGGTTGTTAGGATTCGTGACAAGACCGTTGCCTGCGCCGCCCACGCTTTGCTGAGTAAAGAGGTAGTAGTTGTTTACCGCCTTGAGGATTTCGATGTCGTACTGCTCCGAATCTTCGTTGAGCGGTACGTTGCCTGTGTTGTTGAGCCAGTCACCCGCGTAGCGCGTGCGGCGCGTCCAACCGATGGTAAGGTTGCCGCTCATGTCGCGGGTTCCGCCGATGTTCACCGGGAAGGCGGGCTTCAGGTCGTTCGCCAGGATAGTCAGGTCGGTGTCCGGCACGGTTGTAATGTCTGCGCCGACAGTCACGCCACGGTAGAAGCGTTCCAAGTCGATCAGCGACAGCGGAGACGTTTCGCGCCTCATGCCCGTGGTCGGATCGAATCCGATTTCCTGCGCCTGAGGGAAACTCAACTCGGCAAGGAAAATAGTCTGGGTGGTGGAGGGAGTGAAATTAAGCAGGACAGTGTCCGTCCCCGCGACGAGCGGCTTCGTGTTCGTTGCAAGGAATCCGGCGAGATAGACGCCCTGATCAAGCAAGTGGCTAACGAGACCCAAAGGCTTGTACTGATTTCCCTGCGTGTCCGAAACAGTGATGGCTGTCGGGAGACCGCCGCCAACGTCTCCGCAGACGAGAACCAGCAAGGGGTTGTTTTCCCTCGTGGGGCTGGTGAACGCGGGATTCGTGATGGCTGACGCATCTTTGGTCTGCACGATGGTCGGCGGATACTTGAACAGGATCATCATGCTTGCCCAGTCGTAAGGCCCACCGTGAGGCGCGTTGTAGTCAACGTCGAAAGACTGCGGCGTCGTGTCCGTCAAGGCTTTCGTGTAGATAGCGGCGCTCTGGTCGCTGGTGGGGCTACCCATCTGATGGAAGAACGTCCAACCCGGAGTTGACCCCGAGACGGTCGAGTCGGAGAAGAACGGGGCGACGATAGCCAATGCGTACTCGCCTGAATTCGTCGGCGTGCCCGAGATGTGCGCGATTATTCCAGCGCCATCCTCAGCGAAAGGATTGTCGAGAACCGCGCCGTGCCCGTAGGCGAACTGCTCGGTGTTGCGGCGTCCGCGAAGTAGGCGGCTGAGCGTGTAGCGACCCGGCGATGTCTGCGTCGCGTTCACGTATTGCACGACTTCGTTACCGACGATCAGGACGTTGGCTCCGTTGAGCACGTTCAGGTCGGTCGTCCCGGCGAAGACGAAATTCTTCGAGTCGGCGACGGTGATGTCGATGGTGTTGACGTTATCCCACGTCCAGAGATTCGGCGGATCGCCAAGCGTGTTGTTCAACTGCCCGTACCACACACGCGCCGTGGACGAATCCACGGAGTCGAAGTTGGTGTCATCGCTACTGCGGTAGAGCACGCCGCCGACCCAGCGAGAGTCAGCCGCGCTCATGCCCATGTAGTAGCCTGTCTGGCTGCGGTCTGCGACGGCATCCGAATCCTGCAAGTAAGGCAAGTCGCGCAGGAACAGGAACGTCGGGAATAGCGGAATCGGGTTTTGGGTCGTGATGCCTGCGTCAACTCCAGCGACAGTCACCGCCGTGTAGTTATTCGGGTCTTCGCTCACGCCCTGAATCTGCATCCCGTAGTTCACACCGATAGTGTTTCCAGTGATGCGCATCGAGTAGGTCACGCCTTGGTAGACGAATTCGACAACGTCGGCGGGGTCGATGACCATGTAACTCGGACGGAATAGGTTGAATGCCCACGGCTTGCGTTCCAGCCATGCGAGGTAGAGCGCCTTCTCTGCTATCTGCCGGGCGAAGGTCGAGTCGAGCACCATCGGAAGGTTCATGGTGAGCGCCTGCTTGGTCTTGACCGTGCGCGATGAACGCGCCTTGTGTTGCTTGTTCTGCTGCCAGTCGATGGTCGGATCGACGTACACGATGTCCACGAAGCGCGGAAGCTCCTGCGGCATGACCTGCGTCTCGATCAGCTTTGCCTTGTCGGCTTCCAGACCAAGATCGTTCTCAGGGATCGTCAGGACGGAAGGATTCTGTCCGCGTGGAATGAAGTGCAGGACGAAGTCCGACTCCACCACGTCGAGGAAGAACGCAGCCATCAAATTTTGCAGAGCAGACTTCGCGTCCACCTGCGATGTGAGCAGATAGCCTTCGACGTACTCGGTCGCTGCTTCGGTCAACGTGATCAGGAACGCCGGGCTGCCGATGTATTCGTAGGCGACCATCAGGTAGCCGTCGCTTGCCGGAGCTTTGTATGCAATTCCAGCCCAAGGCGAGTAACTCGCAATACTGCGGTTGCGGCCGTTGCGAAGCTGCTGAGTGGGCGGATCGGGCACACCAGCGCCTACGATTGCCGTCGTGATGTTGAGAGTGTCTTGAAGCACGAGGAGCGGGTTGAAAGTATTGAAGATGCCGCCCAGTTGCCCGTTAACACCCACGCCGCCCGGAGCGTCGTCGCCCTGCAAGCCGAGGGTATTGTTTGCTTGCTCCCCGACTTCGAGAGCAGCGATAGGGGAGTCGAAAGTTCCGTTGAAAAAATTGGAGCCGTCGTTTGCCCCGTCATTCGTGTCGTCGTTGAAAGCGGTCTGCAAGAAAGTGGTCAGCGACACCGCAGTCATCTGCCCAGCCCAGTCAAGGCTGTTGCCGAGGAACGCGCTGTGGTTGGACGGAAAGTAACCTCCAAACTCGATACCGTTGCGAGACGTGCCGAGCACGGATCGCTTCACGAAATAGGGAGTGACATTCAGCCAGTTGGCACTGAAGGGACTGTTAGGCGGCGCTGTGTTTGCGCCGTCCTGCGGGTGCCACTTGACCAGATAAGCGCCGTCGCCGAAGTCGTCATAAGTGCCGCTGACGCCGATGCTGTTGTTGCTGAAGACGAACCAAAAGTCGCCGTTCTTGTCGAGGAAGTTTGCTCTTGCCGTATAGCCTTGCCCTGCGTAGAGCACGCCTGCTGACACATCCGCGTCATAGGAAGTGGTTCTGGTTCCCGCAAAGTTAATGAAGAAGCCAGAAGACGTGAAGACGTTGCCGACTCCGTTCGAGTCAGGGCGTAGGAACACGCCGTTGAAAAGTGGGTCTGAGCATCCCCAGATACGGAAATAGTCTTCCGTATGAGCGCCAACCGCGCTGGTGGTTGTCAGGGTTAGTTGATCCTCGCCGAACAGTCCAGCACCCGCCACGACCTTGATGTGCGTGATGCCTTCCACACCGCCAGATAGATTTGTCGCGCCTGCTGTAGTGAAGGTGTCTGTTCCCGAACCGGAGGTGGTCACAGCGACCCTGCCGAACGTGGTGAAAATTTCTGGAAATGCCGCTGCGTAAGCTGCGACTGTGTAGGTGTGCGTGTGCAGCGTGATTGCGTCGGTTGATACAGTCGGTGCGCCCGAAGTTGTGTTGTCAACAGCGACCGTGATTGCGTTGCCGCCGAGACCGTGCCTTTGGCACGTCAGGGTGTAGGTGGACGCGCCTTCCGTCAAGGTGAGAGCCGCCTGCGCACTGCCGCCGAATGTCAGGTTGGTTCCGTCCGTCTCCTCGGTAATCCACCAATATCCCTTCTCAGACATAGACCCAGCGGTGTCGATGGCAAAGCACGCTGGTTCGTCTTCCGAGACGGCAGCGAAGTAACGGTTCCCGTCAGCGGCGGGTCTGACTTTCTGGGTGTAACCTTCAAGGCTCTGAAGGGCGCGACCGAATCCAGTCAATGAGCCGAAACCAAACTCCAGTGAGGCATCGACGATGAAGTGTCCGTTGCCGAAGGTTCCCGCAGTGGAAGAGCCTTCGTGAATCTTCCAGAGCACGCCGTGGTCGCTGGAGTCTGAGGCGCGGCTCGAATTCATGATGTAGTAGTGGTTCTGGTCATCCTGCGCCCAGCCGATTGTTCCATCCTCGTGTGTGTCAGGATTGTCAACGAAGGAAGTTGGGTCGGTTCCCCACCAACTGCTGCTGAAAATATCCAGCCCGGTCGTAAGATCGACCTTGGCAAAGCCCGGATTGAAATAGTTGAAGTACCAACCCTTCGTCGGATCGAGTTGGTCTACGAAGACGGAGTACGCCCCGGTCGCGTCGTTCCAATCACGGAACGACTGAAGCTCAACGATAGATTTGATTGTCAGGGCCATTAGACTGTTCCATGTAAATTCTTGTCAGGGAAAGCGTCGGGCAGCGTCGCCACGACGGCATCGACTGTCAGCACCGTCCCTGCGTCCATACCTGGAGTGCCGAGCGTGATGGTGTCGCCGGGATTCGGCGCACTTCCGGTGAAATTCACGCGCCAGATTTCCGGCACGTAGGGACTGACCGATTCCGCTGCTCTAAGCACCAGCTTCATGCCATTCCCCCGTTAACCTGCGAGACATCGACCTGCGTCGCGTAGTCGAGTCCGGCGCGTTGGCAGATGTCCTTGATCACATCGCCCAGCTTTGCGGATGTCGGAATTCCCGTGTCGCCCACGCCGAACTGCACGAGAGCCTGGATGTTCGGGATGCGGTTCCCGAAGTCCGAGAGCAGCATGTCTTCCCACACCGCGTAGATGATTCCCCGGAAGCCCGGCGTGATCGTCGTTCCTTCAGCGCCTTGGATCAGCGGATCGGGGTTCTGTGTATTCGTGCCGTTATAGATCGTCGGCGCGGGGTAAGTTGAAATCGGCGACTCCGTCCAGATCACAGCGCCCACGCCGCCGAGGATTGGATCGTTGGTGCTTGCGCCCTGCCCGGTGTAGTTAGGCGCTACGGGATTAGGCCATGGCGGTGTCGAACTTCCGCTCGTTCCACCCTGAATAGCTGTTTCCAAGTTTCCGTGAGAGTCAACGATTGTCTGTCCAAGCGTATAGGCTGTGTTGGGTTGCCACGTGCCGATGTCGGCGCTGAGAATGTCGTAGGCGATCTTGGCGTCGAACCAAACCTTGAGGATGTTTCCTGTCCAGACATCCGATGTCAGACCGAACGACTCGCCGAACGCACAGGCGAACGACGCGGTGTAGGTGTACGTGGTGCTTGAGTACGAAGGCCCACCCTTTGAGCTTTGCTTCGTAGTCTTGGAATGCTCCACCAAGCCCGGCGACCAGATGATGTTCCCGGCGAATCGGTACGCGCCCCAGCCGATGGGGATCGGCGCTCCGTTCGTCGAAGTTGAAACCGTAAGGTCATTGAGTCGAGGCCCAACCTGATTCGGCAAGTGGATCGGAAACAGGATCGACCCCAGCGCGGTGCCAATCGTGAAGCCCAGCGACGCGCCGAAGATCGCGGCTGCGCCTTGTGTGGCGAACAGTCCGGCGATTGGCGGTACGAAGGCGAACAGCAGCGCCGTGCCGACAGCGAATCCGATTGCGAGTGCGATCCTTGCCATTACTTTTTCTCCTGCTCCTTCTTGAGCAACATCTGCTCACGCAGAAGGCGGGTGGTCACCATCCACCCCTTCAGAAACTCGATCCAGCGATCCTTTGGGTTCGTTGCTAAGTTGATCCTCATTCTTCTGTCCCCGGAAACTCGAAGCAGCCTTCGATGCGCTTCAGCCACTTCCTGTCTAATACGTGCTCCACGACCTTGTCGCTCACAACGTAGGCGTGGATCATTCCGAGGCCGCCTTGCAGGCTGGTCACGATTGCCACGTGGCAGGGAACCGAAGGCACGCGCAGCGTGATCATGTCGCCCGGCTGCATCTGGTCGATGGGCTTCTCGATCAGGCGTCGTTGCGCTTCCTCATGCACGAAGCGGTCAAGCGGCTGCGAACTGTAGTTAGCGTTGTCCATCGCCTTGAACGGCTTGCCGTTCTTGTCCACCAGATGAAGCTCATCGCCGACCATCAGCGGTAAGCCGACGCAGTCGCAGGCATGACCCTTGATGCGTCCTTGGTGCTGGAACGGCGTGCCGAGGTACTCGCGTGCCGTCTCTTGAATTTGTTCTCTCGTAGCCATCAGTTTGCCTCTTGGAATTCCTGCTCCTCGGCGACACGACGACGAAGCAGCCCAGCCACAACCACGCCGCCTGCGTGATCCCACTTCTCAAACTCTTTCGCCGCGTCTTCCATGTCGCCTGCGTTCACCAACTTGAGCAGCGTGCTCGACTTGAAGTTCCCGGCTCCGCAGTTGAAGCAAAAATCTACGAGGCCGTCGAATTCCCCTTGGCTCAGCGGCACCTTCACGATGTTGTTCACCACGAACACCGCCCAGTTGATGTCGTTCTCCAGCCACTCCTCGGCTTGCGCCTGTGAGCAGGTCATACCCTCGGTCACGCCCAGCGTGTGTCCATAGCCGATAGTCCACTTGCCGACCGAGTCTTGGTAAGCAGTGAGCCTCAAGCCTTCAAAGCTTTCGGTTAGGCTTAGTCCGCTTTTGCTGTACGTCATTCCCATACTTATCGTCCTTCGCTGCCTGCCACTCCCACGGCTCGACATGCTTGATGCCGCAGTCGCGGAGGAATTTCTCGTCCGAGTAGTTCACGTCCATCGGCTGTTCGCCGAACACAACGCCCAAGCCTTCGAGAATTTCCTTAAGCTTCTGTTCGTCCCAAACCTTGTTTATCTGGTTGCGGTGCGCGTAGCACACAATGACGTCTTCAAGGGAGTCATCCCAAACATGCACGAGGCGCTCAGTCGCTCCGCAAACAACGCAGCAGTAGCTATCGGGCATCCTCGTATTCCCTCGCCGTGATCGTTCGTCCATCGGCGAAGGTGATCATTGGCTGCACTGGATGCGACTTGCATCCGTATCTCGGGGCGGATTCCAACCACTGAGTCCCGTACACTCCCATTCGAGGAATGTTGATAACGACTTCTTCCACCGCGTCTGTGCAACTCATGTCGGCAGGCTTGCCGCACTTGCAGAAGTGCAAATCCTCTGCGGGTGTGATCGTCGTGCGCTTGTTCTCGATGGTTTCCATAATCACTTCGCGTTCGGGTACAGCAGGATCAAATCTTGTCCGGGGATGAACGGCTCACCACGGAAGTTCACGATGTTGTTAAATTTGTTGTTGCAGTCGTCCGTCGTCTTGTTGCAGCCCGGCTCAATCGTGAATGTGTCCGAGGCGCTCGGCTGGTATGGCAGAGGCAGGTACATCGTCAGCGTCGTGCCGTCCCAGCTTTTAATTTCAAAAGTGAAGTTGCTCAGCACCCCGCTGGTGAAGTGGATGATCCCATCGCTGAACCAGCCTGCCGGAGCCGGAGTCGTTGGCGTCGCGCTTCCCACCATCGTCAAGCCAGAATTAGGCGTGATGTGAACCGCGTCCGGTGACGAAGCAACCGATCCACTTTGCCGATACGTCGCTGCGTTCAACATGCAGAGGTAGTGGCTGGTCGCGTCGATCACGTCCGCGCCGCCTGATCCGCCGCCCGGATTCGAGAACAGTTCAGCCCGGCAGAGAGGCCCGTACAGTTCGCCGATGATCGTCGTTAGCTGCTGTGTCAGTCCGCGAATCTCGGCAGTGAACACGCCGTTCGCCATCTTGATTTCGCCTGTGGTGCCAGAGCGCAGCTTGATGTCGCCCATCGTCAGGTCGTTGTAGTTCACGACATAGATGCTGATGTTGGCGTTGTCCCACAGACCACTTCGCACGTCCGCCTCGGTGATCGAGTCCGCTTGTAGGAACCCAGTGACTTCGAGGTTGTCCGGCGTCGCGTCCGACTTGGAAGCGTTCGCCGTATTGGTCATGCCCGACCCAGCGAGATAGGTCACTGTGTTCACGCCATCGCTGTAGGTGATGTCTTGGTCGTGCGTCGTGAAACCGAAGATGGTTCCGTCTTGACGCACCACTTTCCACAGCATGGCGAGGGTTGTCGTGCCAAGCCCGAAGTGGTTCATCAGCGATGTGGAAATGCTCTTCATTAGTCTCCGCTCTGTCCCGGTTCGATTCGAATCTCGATGATGTTCACCTGCGACCACGTGACCAGAGCCGCGCCGCCATGCACGTCCGACTCAAGCACCTGCGCGTTGGTCATGTCGTCGATGTCGAAGCGTACGGGGAAGTGGAACTGCCCGTCCGCCGTGATGATGTGTCCCGCTGCCGGAGGAGTCGTGAAAGTCACGACGCCCGTGGTCTGATCCAGCGTGTATTGGTATCCGCCGCCCACGAGGTATCCGGGGCTGTGCGTCTGGAGCACGGCGTTGTCGTAGACATTCACCGTGTCGGTCAGACTGTTGCCTTGGAAATCTTTGACCAGCGAAGTGATCGGCTTGTTGATAATCCGGTTGTAAGTCCGCGTGTTGGTGGTGTACTGCTTCTGAAGCTGGAACGTCGTCGTGGTTCCGTCGCCCGTGCCGATGACCGATCCGGCGAAGCTGTAGTCCAGCGCCCAGAACAGACGCCATGGATCAGCCTTGCCGCCGACGTTCTGGAAGAAGTTGTAGACGTTCTCGAATTCGGCTTGCGGTCTGTCGTTCAGCAATAGCTGCCACATGCCGCGAGACTGCACCCAGTTGCGGTTGCGGTTCTCAAAGCCCGAGAAGCCTGCGTTCACGAAAGTGTTGAACGCCGCGCCGCCTGTGCTGGTGAAGCCAATCGTCCTTGGAAATTCTGTTTCGAAAAATGGCATTTATCCGTTCCTCCGCGCCGCACGCATCGCCGCGTTCAGTCCGGTCGAAGTCACCTGATCCTGCGACTGGCGGAAGGCGTCCGGGTTCGGCGTCATGATGTTGAACGTCTGGTAGACGTTGGTTCCCTTGCCTTGCGGCTGCCCGGCTGCGTTGACGTGCTGCAACGCATCGTTCGGGATGATCGTTCCCGCCGTCTTCGGTACGAACATTTCCTGACCGCGCTCACCGACTAAGTAAGCGGTTCCAGCGTTAACGTCGCCGCCCGATGCGTGACCGCCGCCGAACACACCGCCCGAACCGAAGATGGTTCCGCCGCCCAGCGACGAGAAGAAGTTCGAGTTGTTCAGGAAGCCGAGACCGAGACCGATCAGGCTTTTGAATAGTTGGTTCAGCGCAAGCTTGAGCAGCATCGCTTGGACGGAAGCCACGAAGTCGCTGAACGCGAACTTGCCCTTGGTCAAGCCGTTCACGATGGTGTTGGTAAAGTCGTCGATGGTGCTCTTCATGACCGTGGAGACTGCCTGCGCGGCTGTCTGCCCGTCCTTGGTGTATTGGTCGAAGAACACCTTGAAGCCGTTGGACACGCTGTTCGTCTTGAGCAGCAGGTCGTCCATGTCTTTCTGCTTCTTAAGCTCGGCGTCGTGGATCAGCGCATCGAGAGCAAGCTGCTGCTCGTCGGTGAGCTTCGTGGTTGAAGCCAGTTTGTTAAGCGCGTCGATTTCGTCTTGGATGTTGCCGAGGTTCGCAAGCGAGGCGACCTTCTCGGCAGTGGACTTCTGCAAGTCCGCTTGCTGCGCAGCGATTACGGCTGCGCGGTATTTGTTGACCGCATCGGTGCTCTGGTCGAGCGAAGGGTTGCGTGTGTAGGCAAGCACAGCCTGCTCGACGTTGAATGCACGCAGCGCGGCGGCTCCGTTGAGTACGGCTGCGGAGTAGGCGATAGCGGCAGTAGCCTGACGGTCGAGGTTAGTTACTGCCTCGGTCGTAGCTGTCGCACGCTGCGCGGCAGCGAGTTTCTGAATCGCGGTGACCGCGTTGTTGTATTGCGTAGTCGCGTTGGCAAGGTCGGCGGAAAGCTTCTGAAGCTCAGCACCGGACGCCCTGCCCGATGTCGAAAGCTTCGTGAATTCCTGCTGAAGCTGATCGACTTTCTCGCGCAGCGGGTCGATCTTAGCCTTATCTGTTGCGGCTTGGATCGCAGTCGCGCCCTGACCGAACGCGGCTCCCATGTCGAGCACGGCTTTCGTCTGCTCGTTGGTCTTGAATGTTTCGTCGGCGAGAGTCTTGCTAACTTCGTTGGCTACGGTCGCGAAAGCTTTCTCAGTCGCGGCGTCGAGGATTCGCGCCTTCTGTTTATCGGTGAGTGCGTTGACGTGCTTCTGCACCGCCTCGGCGTTCAGCTTCTCGATTTCCGAGTTGGCTTCGGCAGCAGCAGTCCCCTCGATGGTCGCGGCGCTGGAGCCTTTCTGAGCGACAGCAAGAAGCGCGGTCTTGTCGGCTGCGGATTGGAGAGCGATGATCTGCTTCTCGACCATCGCAGTGAAATTTGCTTGATCCTTGCTCGGAGGAGCCGGGGCGTTCGCCGTCCCGGTGATGGGCTTCTTGGCGATCTTGTCGGTCGTGGCGTTCCAGAAGGCTACGACGCCGTCGCCGTATTCCTTCCAAAGCTTTGTCTGTTCATCGAGAGAAGCCTTGTTGTTAGCCTCAAGCGCCGAATTCATCTGCTTGATGTCGCTTGTGGCTCCAGCGAAATTGCCCTTCAACGCCTGTCCGGCTGCGTCGCCCAAGCCTTGGAATACGATAATGGTCTCGGCACCCAAATGCTTGATGAAGTTGCCGAGTGAATCGAAGAACGTCTGCACTGCACCGAACGCGACGATGAATGCCTTGCCCACGACTCCGGCTGCGTTGAGCACATCCTTGAAGCGGCTGTCGGTCTCTTCTGCACCAGCAGCGACGTTGTCGATAACCATCTGGATCGACGGCAGCAGCTTTGTGAGCATGGAATTGGCTGCGCCTTCGACTGCGGCGGTGACCTTGTTCATCGACTCTTGGAACTGCTTCGCTGCCGACGCGGTGTCATCGCCGATAACTACGCCAAGCCTCTGAGCTTCCTTAAGCAAGTCGTCGATACCTGCGGAGCCACGGTTGAGCAGCGGAACCAAGTCAGCACCAGCCTTGCCGAAAATCTGGATGGCAAGCGCGGTCTTCTCAGGCCCGTCCTTGAAGGATTGGAATTTGTTGGCGAGACTTTCGAGGATCGTGGTGGTCGGCAGCAACTTGCCGTTGGCGTCGGTGATGGTTACGCCGAGAGTCTTGAATGCGTTGGTGGAATTGACACCGCCAGAGACAGCCTTGTCGAGCGACTTGCCCAGCTTCTCCAACGCTTTGTCCAGCGACTCGGCGCTGATGCCGCTCTGCTTGGCTACGTACTCCAGACCAGATAGAGCATCTACGCTCACGCCCGTGGCTTGCGCCATGTCGTAGAGACGTGCAGCGTTGTTAACCTGCTGATCGAGCAGAGCAGCGAGAGCACCTTCAACGGCGGTGATAGCCGCCCCTGCGGTCGCAGCCATGGACGTGAACGCCTTCTCAATGTTGTTCATTGAGGTGAGCGAAATCTGTCCTGCTTTGTCCAATCCGCTGACGAACGAGGCTGTGTTAGCCTGAAGGTCAACTATCAGTGTTCCGACTGTTACCGCCATCTCTTGCTTCCTTTTCGCGCCTGAGCTTCCAAGCTACGAACACTTCGTCCACGACTTCTTCAACGTCGTCGTGACCCTTGCCTTTGAGCTTGTCCACGATCTTTTTGCGGACTCCCTCTACGTCAAATACCTTGTTAGCGCCGCTTTCCACGATCATTCCGAAGAACGCCGAAACGTTGCGCTTCAGTTCATCGCGGCGGGTTTCTGCCTCTGGGTCAGGCACGAAGTCCCACGGACTCAAAGCCTTGTCGCTCTTCTTCGGCGTCATGTTCCAGACCATTGAAGCGGTGATCCCGGCGAGGTAAAGCTGTTCGCGGAACCTTGCCTGCTTCCGACTCAGCAATGCCTTGAACATGCCCGGAGTCAATCTGCCAAACTCTTCTTGGGTAAGCCCGAAGTCGTACCGGGCTATTGCCCACAACTCTCTGAAACCGTCAGGCGGCTCGTCTAAGCGACGGCTTCTGCGGGAAGGTTTGGCTGGGATTCCCCCAGTTGCTTCGCCTTGTCCTGTTCCTTCTGCGCGGCGTCAATCGCCTCAAGGATTCCTGGGTACGCAGCCTCAAGCAGCATGGCGTAGAGCCTCACGAACATCGGAGGCGAGAACCACTGGCGCACGGTGCGCAGGTCAATGTCGGCGTGGAAGCGGTCGAGAGCGCCCCAAGCCACGATGGATAGGTCAGAACCGCTAAGGCCGAACCAATTTTCGTGCTTAGATAGGTCTTTCCCGAGCTTGTCGCTGATCTTCGCGATGGCGTTGTAGTCCAGCACAAGCTGGTATTCGTCCGTCTTCTCGCCGTTCTTGACGACGATCTTGACGACCGGAAGCTCAGCAGCCTCAAGGGACGTAATTGCAGGTACAGTCATGGTTTTTCCTTTTCTGAATTGTTCAAACGCGGCGGACGCCGCTGAGATGCCCGGAACCGGGCTGCGTCAGGAAATTCCCTGAAGCGTGTTGGGCGGAATGTTTAAGTGACCGCCGCCCCGGTCTGTAGCTCGGTTTGTTTGCCCCGAAGGGTGCCGAGCTTGACGATGCTAACTAATACTGCGTTACGGCTGACCTTCGTCATCCATCTCCGAGTCGTCGTCAATCGGGAAGATGGAATTCGGTGCCACGAAGGGCAGGAACGTTTCGGTGTACATCACATCCACTTCGAGCAGGTGCCGATGCACATAGCCCGACTGACCTGGCTCATACGGAAAGTCCATGTCGCGCACGATGATGCAGCCGTTGACAGCAGAGCCGTCAGGCAGCGTGCCGCTAAATTGTTCGAACAGGGCGCGGACGGCGTCCGAAGTCTTGATGGAGTCAATGTACTTCCGAGCGTAGCTATCAAACTGGAACCGCTTCTTGCGTAGACCGCTTGTGCCTTGGAAGTGCGTGCCCATGTCGTCGGTGATCACCACAGTCCACACGATCATCGGCATACTTGCATCTTTGGGCGCTTTCGAGCCGAAGATGCGCCCCTGCACGTAGCTGGTGACGCCGGGGTCTTGCTTCAACCGTTGATAAATTCCGACTTCTACTGGCGGCATCTTATTCCTTCAAAGCGTTCAATTCTTGGTTCAAGTTGGCGACAAAAGCGTCAAGCACCTGATCCTTGGTCTGTTCAAACGCGGGGCGCATGAACGGCTGTGCCTTCATGAACCTCGTGCCGAATTCTTGGAAGATGCCGTAGTAGGCTTTCTTCGAAGGCCCGACCATGACCTGCATACTTCCTTCATCACCGCCTGTCGCCTTGCTGCTCATGGTGATCTGCGACCGCAGGAACCCAGTCATAGCAGGGGCACGTTCGCTGATGGCTGCTTCCCAAATATCGGCGGCATCCTTGGCTGCGCGACGCAGCGTCTTCTTCGCAACGTTCTTCGGCTCGTCGCGGAGCTTCTGCTCCAACTCCTTCAGTCCGGTGACTGTGACCGTAAATTCGCTCATTGCAAACTTCCCTTCATCAGGTAAGTGTTGAGGATCAGCGACAGGATGATCCATGCCATGAAAGCGCAGCCAATGAAGAACCAACCCCACTTCTTCCTGTGCAGCGCGTAAGCTGTGCCTCCCGCAGCCGCGAGAAACCACAGCAGCGGCGTCACTGTTCACCTGGCAGACCGTCGTTGCGCTCAAGGCAGAGCAGCGTAAGCTGATACTTGCGTTCGTCCATGTCCTGCCTCGCTTGGATGACGAACGTGCGTCCGTCTTGAAGCTGCACGTACATATTCGACTCGACGGGGATGTCGGGGTAGTTGATGATCACCTTGTGCGTGACTTCCGCGACGACTTCCTGCGCCTTTTCCAAATCTTTTCCTTGAAGGATCGTGACCGCCGCCCATGTCTGGAACAGTTGCAAGGGCGCAAGGAATTCTCCTTCGTAGTCGCGCTCAGGGTTCTCCTGAAGGACGGTGACGTACTGCGTCATCTCCCCGGCTCCCGTGCGGGCGATTCCGTGACTGATAGAACGCGGCTGCATTACGAATGCCTCACTACGCAAAACTTCAAAGTCGGATCGTCCGATTGCAGGTAAACGTTGCCATAGCCGAACTGATCAGACTGCACCCAGCCGTCAAGCACGCTGAACTGGAGCGCGACAACCGACCCGGCAGGGACACTGTATCCTTGCAGATCAGCGACCCTGCCAATCCGGTCGGGCGTAGAGTTGACACTGAAGGTGTGAGCGACTGTGTCATTGTTCTGCACCAAGAGGATTTCCGTTCCGAGAATCTGGAACTGATCGCCGTTCGCAGGATCGGAAGCAAAGGTCAACGCCAACGATCCAGGCGTGAACGGACTGACCGAAGGTAGAGACACGGGGATGTAGTTTTGCCAAAGCAGCGGAGTTGTAAGAGTTTCCCTTGCCATCTTTTATCCCCTCGTCGGGCTGACATCCTCGATACGGTAAGACCACAAAATGTTTTCCACGTGCCATGGCAGCGTTCCTGGCGTTCCAGCGACAACAGGCTCACGGTTCAGATACCAATGGGCGACCAACTGCATGAGACCGAGCTTCAGGTCGTAAGGCACGCCGATCTGGTATGTGTAAGTCGTTTGCTGGTTCGGACGCGCATCAGGCACGTAAGGCGACGAAAGGTTCGTGTGAATCGTCACCGTTCTGATGTCGGTCGGGTTCGGCGTGTAACCAGCGGTGAAGTTCACCAGCACCGCGTTCGGCACGTACTTCACAGGCGGCCAAAAGCTTCCCGCAAGCGGGAACAGGCGCGGCTGGAGGTTCAGCGGATCGACGATGAAGTCCACACCCTCAGTGAGGCTTTGGTTCGTCCCGTCGTTCGTTCCGCCCGATCCGTCCACATACTCGATGTTGACCACGTCGGTCAGAGGCCCACGGAACAGCTTGATCGTCTGCGAGTAGTTCCACAGGGTCGTTGAGTAGCGTGGGTTGGAGTAGTAGTTCGGGGGATACGCCTGCTGCGACATGATCGTGTCCACGTAATAGGGAAACGAATCCATCGCCTGCACGTAGTTGCGCTGAGCGATAGCCTGATTGCAGAAGATTTCCGCTTGGTTTCGGGCAGCGGGGATCAGGATATTTTGAAGTAGGTTGTCGTCCTGAGTCGTGGAGATGCGCAGGAAATTCTTCTGTTCTGCGAGGCTCACAACCTCGGTCGGTAATGATGTAGGTCGGACGTATGCCATCGGGTCTCCTTAAAAGTGGGACGGCAGGTCGGCATCCACCATAGAGGTGTGGATGTGTTCCCCAGATTCCTGCCGCCAACCCTCAGTGGCTATTACGCCGTGAAGACGTTAGGCCCGGTGATCTTGACCTTGACCGTCAGCTTTGCTTCCTTGTCAAAGGTCAAGCTGTGGTCGATGGATGTGACGATACCTGCAAAATCGAATTCGCCCAGCGAGGACGGAAGGGTAACCTTCCATTGCTGCACTGCGCGGCTCTCAAACGCACTCTGCAAGAGACCCTGCCCGGATGCTGCTGGAAGGAAGTTGGCGGTGAACTGAAGCTCACCCGCGTCCTTCAGCGTCGCGAGGTACTCGCGGTACGCGGAGGGTGACTGCATGTTGGTCACGTCAACAAGGTCAACCTTGCTGCCCGTGAATTCCACGGTCTGAACCTCTTCGATCAAGTCGAAGACGAACGGCGACGCGGACGTTTCGAGGTTTACTGCTGTTCCGAACCCGGAAAATGCCTGACTCATAGTAATGCTCCTTTACTGCCTTCCGGGTGAATTAGCAGCCGTCCCGGTGCCGCTTAGTTACAAAAATTAAAGGGACGAACAGGCTGTTTGACCTGCCCGTCCCTTTGGGTTTCGGTTTACCTCACGAGGCGATTAAGCCTGCTTGAGGTAGTTGACTGGGTGCGTTCCCGCATCGACCAACTGGGCGTCGTAACGACCGAAGCTCAGGAGACCGACTTCGCCGAAGTCTGCGTAACGCTCGACGAGGCGCATGATGCTCATTTCCTTCACGCGACGGATGACGTACTTGCTCAGGTCGCCGTAGATCACGGTCGGGTTGCCCGAGAAGAACACTGTCGGAGTGAACGGTGAACCACCGCCGCTCGGCATTTGCTGGTTGATGGAGTACGGCACACCCAAGATCGTGTCTGGGGAGTTTGCCGCCATGCCCGGCAGCCACAGTGGGCGACCGAACTTATCGAGCAGCAAGCGTGCGGACTGAAGAACCTGATCGTGGAACACGAAGCGGGTCTTCGGGCGGTTACGGTAGCTGGGGTCAACCGAGTGAATCAGGTTGACGTAGTCGTCGTAACCGATGGAGTTGGTGCCAGTCGCGCCCGTGCCGTCTTCACGGCTGGAGCCGACTGCGGTAACTGGGGAAGCGCCCGAAGCCGCGATGGCGGTCAGGATTCCGGTTGCCTTCTGGTTGCCGTCGCCAGTGGTGAAGTCGCGGTTCAAACCACGGCCCCAACGTACTGCGAAGGCGTCCTTAACGATGTTGTCAATGGACTCAAACGAATCCTGCTCAAGTTCGAGAGAGACGCGGACGATGTCGCCCGTGTACTTCCACGCGCCGAACAGCACGTGGCTGAGGTTGACGTCGTTCTCGGAGACAGGCTGCGATTCACCGATCACGTGAGCCGCTTGCGCGGTGTCGTTCTCGGTCGGCCAATACATGGGGTTGCCTGACGCCGTGTCGATGATGCGGCAGTCGCCCAGCATGTTGCCGTATGCCTTGGTCGCAACTTCCAGTTCGTACTGGAAACCTTGCGGAACCAAGAACGATGAGTTGGCGGTAAAGGCGGTGATTGGGTTGCTGATCGCATCCTGCGCACGAACTTCGTACGACGGAATGTTGGTCAGACCGTTGCTGCGGTCGCGGTGCATCACCTTGCGGGACTCTTCGTTGCAGTCGCCGAAGATGAAGTCGTAGAAGCCGCGCTTCTCTTTGTAGATGCGCTCGTTGCGCTGCTCGGTGGTCTCGTAGCGGTAACGCTTGTCGAGCTTCTTGCTGTCGATTGAGGCGTTCTCGGGTGCGCCGTTGCGGGCGGTACGAAGCTCCTCGTCGATCTTCTTCATGCGCTCGTCGGTCGCCTCAAGCTTGCGTGCTTCCTCAAGCTTCAGATCGACGTCAGCCATGATGGTGTCGAATTTCTTGGTTTCGTCGGCAGTGCGGTTTTCCTTCGTCTGAAGGGCACGCGCCTCTTTGTACAGATCGTTCGCTTCGGAACGGAGTTGAACTGATTTTACGGACATGATATTGCTCCCGTTTAGGGCAGGGGTGCCCAATTTGCTTTTGCTTAGCCGGGAGCCGTCCACTGGAAGGCTTGCTATGCTCAGTTGTTTCGCGTTCCCCGCTTAAAGGGCAGGCATCCCTGCGCGACACAACTGCTTTCAGAGATAAATACTGCGTGGCGAAATGTTTCGTGAAAACAGAAACGCCGCCTTGCGGCGGCGCTCTGGTTGCTGAGTGCGTCTTCGGAAGAGTCTGTTGGTCAGTGCCCGAAATTTACATATTTAGTGCGGTTTCGACGAGGCGCAGGCGCATGGCGCGTCCGCCGTCGTCTTCTTTACCCTCTTCGACTTCCTTGTCTACGGCCTTTTCGAGGCTGTTGAGCAGGGCGATTAGAGCCTTGACTTCGGTCTGAAGGTCGCCCTTGCCGGAGTCGAAGCTGTCAAGGTCGCCGTCGTCGATGGAATCCTTGGCGTCGCCGAGGCAATCCTCAAGCGAGTCCATACACTCCAGAATCTTCGGCGCAAGCGCGGAGATGTCCGCGACCTTGTCGTGGCGCTTCTCGAATGCCTCTTGCAGAGCCTTCTCTTCGGAGACATCGACGCCAAACTTCTTGGCTGCGGAGACGATCTTCTTGTAGACCGCGTCCTTCTTGTCTGCCGAGATGCCCTTTGCCTGACCCCAGCGTGCGAGAGCGTTCTGGGCATGGCTCTTGTCGTGTACTGGGAACTTCCATGTGGATGTGTCGTCCGGGTCGCCGACATAGGCGAAATCGGACATTGCGACGTCCTGACCGCTCACGCTCTTGGTCTTCCCGGCGCGGGTCGCCATGTGCTTAGCGACTTCCTCGGGGATGCCGTCTGGGAACAGGCTGCGAAGCTCAAGCGCGGAAACGCCCTTGTCGCGTGCCTTGACTTCAGTTGAGGGATAAGCTGGGCTGGTGACCACGGAAACGTCGCGCAGGTCAACGTCGTTAAGCTCACGAACGAGCGCCTGCTTGTCTTCGACGCCTTCGTACTGCACATCCTTGAAGCCGCCGTCGCGGGCGTCCATCCAGCGGTCGCCCTTGGTCACGAAGCCGAAGCTGCACTGCTCCATGATGCCGTTGCGCACGTTCTCGTGCAGGTCGTTGGCTACCTGAGTGTTCGGCAGCGTCACGCGGAACTTGAGTCCAGTCTTGTCGCTGGTCAGTTCAAGGTTCTTGCCGTTGCGGCCCACAATCTGGTTCGGGTCGTGGTTGATCAGCATCTTGACGTCCTGATTCTCTTTGACGGCACGGTCAAACGTGCCTGGCGCGATGATTTCGTTGAAGCCGCCCAAGTCTTGTGACATCTTGCCGTACTTCGCCGCATAGCCAGTCAGAACCTTCTTGCCGTCCTGAGTCTCTGCGCGAACTTCACTTGCGATAAACCTACGTTCCATCTTGGACATAATGCCTCTCCCTTTAATACTCAACATGAAGCTGGTAGCTTCCGTCGTCCATCCGCCAAACGCTCATGACACCGCCTTGCGAAAGTTCTGCCTTTGTTTTCAGCAAATTCTTGATCGGATCGTCGTGCTCAATGCTGTCGCTCGTGGTCGCGATGTTCATGCTGTGGAGCACGAGAGCGACCTGCTGTTCTGGTCGCGCTTCCTTGATGTAGTCCAGCGCACGCTTGCCGCGACCCTTGGCAAAGCTGTTCAGGCTGTCGCCGTTCGGGATCGACGCATCTGGGTTATCGAGGTACGGCTTAAGCTCGGACTCGGGCTTGCCGCTCAGATCGCCGATTCGCATCGGACGAAGTTCCTGATCCTGTTGCACCTTGGTGTTGAACGCCTCGGCGATGGGCTGCGCTGTCTGCACTGCCCGCTTCAGGTTGCTTGAATAGACAGCCTTGATAGCTGGGGCGTTCTGCTTCAGCCATGCGGCTGCCTTCGTAGCTTGCTGCTGACCCTTGTCGTTCAGATCAACGTCGTTATCACCGTGCATGTTCCCGCTGTCTGTGACAGCCGTGGCACCGTGCTCGACGATGTAAGCGACGGGCTTACCGCCGACAGGCTGGGAGCGGAACTGCTGCATCTGCGCCCATCCCATTTCCTTGAACGCCGCCGCGCCGATGGCGCGAACTGCTCGGTCAAGTTCATGCTTGACGCTCTCGGATGTCCACGATGCGAAACGTTTTGCCATGCCGCCCGTGTAATCCTTCACGAACACCGCAAGTACGTCGTCCTTGGGCTTTTCCTGCCTGATTTGCTTTGACACTTCACCCAAAAGATCGGCGGAAATAGCCGTCAAAACTGGCGCGAAAGTGTGGAATAGCACATCGGAAGTCGGCTTTTTCTTAGCCAAAGCCCGTGAGAATGCGTCCTTAAAGATCGGAAAGTAGACCGCCTTGTACCGTTGCTGGAGCACATCCGGCAGATAAGACGTCGGTGGAGTCGGTGGATTGTCGCTGTGGAAGCTTCCGCCGCCGCCGAAGTCCATGCTGGGCGCTCCGTTCTTACCCGGCTCGGTCGGATTGGTGCCTGGCGCGGTCGGATTCGCGGGATTGCTGCCTGGCGCGTTAGGTTCTGGTGCCGGAGGCGGTTCGTCCGCACGCATCACGTTCACTGGGACGTAGTAAGCGTCGCCGAATTCGTCGGTGCGCGGGTTCTTGCGTTCCATCGTGCGGATGTCATTCGGTGAGAGTGCGCCCGTGCTAAAGCCTGTCGCGTAAAACTTCTGTCGGCTATCGGCGTCTGGACGGATTAGGTTGTCAATGTCGAAGTCAAAGGTGTACTTCTTTCCAGGACGTCCGATCTTCTGCGGCTCGTCAAGAATCTTGGCGCGGAATTCTTGGTTGATGGCTTCGAGCCACGGGAACAGGCAGTATTGGTAAAACTCCTGCGCGAACTGTTCTGTGTTGGCGCGTGAAGTCTTCTCCATGATGCCGACCATGTGACCTGGCACGCCGAAGAGCGTGCAAAGCTCGTTGGCTGTCGCTTGCTCGGTCTCAACGAACTGACCTTCGTTCGCCTTGATTTCAATTGGCTCAATTTCGATGCCAGAGGTGAGCACGATAGGACGAAGCATGTTGTCGCCGCCCATTGCTTCCTGATAAGACTTGCGTGCGGCGTCGCGCTGCTCTTGGCTGAGGTTGCCCGGCAGCTTGATGATCATCGACGTGCGTCCGCCGTTGCCAAAGAACTTTGATCCGAACTTTTCCATAGCAAGCTTGCGACCCACGGCTTGGCGTGCGTACTCAATGGTGTCCATGCCGATGCGACCGTCAAGCGACAGACCCGGCAGGTGCAGAATGTTCTCGGGCAGGATCACGCGCTCGGCGCGTGTGAGACCAGCGGCGTCGGTCTCGCTCATGTCATAGTCTTGCATTCCGTCAGTAGTCACATAGACAAGCTGACCTGCGGGATAAAGCTTTGCGCCTTCCCATCCGCCATCAAGCGTCAACGGCTTGAGCAAGCGATACGGGCGCGTCTTTCCGGGGTTGCGAGGATAGAGACCGAGAACCTCGCCGCCCTTAGACCAGACGATTTCTATGTAGCCGTTGCCCCACAGTAGTGCGTGAGCGACCCATGTCTCCATCAGGGTCTTGTGCGTCATCTCAGGGTTGGGGCGTGAGTGAATCTTGTCGTAGTCAGGATGGTCGTCGGCAACCGTGCGGGTCTTGTGTCCGTTGGCTCCTGGCTTTACTTCGTAAATGTGAAAGGGAAGAGATGCGATAGTCGAGGACACAACTTCGACGCAACGCTTGATGACGATGGTCTGAAGCGCGGTAAGTTGGCTGACGCGGATACCGGAGTCGGTGCGACCGCCGTTGTAAATATCCAGCAGCCACTCGGCAGGGAACGACAGCGGCGTCTGCGGATTTTCAAGCGACGAGCGGACTTCGTAGTCCAAGAATGAGGCGCGTTCGCTGCTGAAGAAGTTTCTGATTCCCATAGGTTATTTCTCCGAGAGCGGGTTCGCGGGCATTCCGTCCAGCTTGTGGAACATGAGGCGAACTGAATTGACGATGTGAAATTCAACGTACTTGACGACGACGTGGAGAAGACCAGACCACGCGAGGCAGATGAAGCTGCCGTAAAGAGCGAGAGCGGTGAGACCGCCGAGGCGTTTGAGACCCCAGCCGAGTAGACCGAGACCGATGAGAGCAAGCAAATCTTTGTAGTTGAAGCTGAACTTGGGCTGCTTTGAATCCGCCATGATCACCAAACCTCGATTAGGTTGCCGCTAAATTCTTGCGTCGGGTTCGCGTTGTAGCGTCCGATTGCCATGATCGCCGCGACGATGCCGTCGATCTTCTCGACGGACTTTTCTTTGTCCGGCTTGACCAACGCGGTCGCGCCTTCGTGAACGACAAGGTTGTCCGCCATCCACGTGAGCACCGGGTTGTTCAGGTGAACCAGATCGCCAGTCAAGGTCAGCCTCAGCAGTTCCTTGGTTGGCATGTTCATGGAGACGTCGCCCTGACGGTGCAGCACCATCTCGAAGCCGTCCTGATCCTTAAGCTGCCCGACGATCTGGGTCGCGTTGTAGGGATCGAAGGCTATCTCCTTGATTAAATACTGCTGCCCCAGCGACTTGATGCGTTGGCGGATGAAGTCGTAGTCGATGACGTTGCCGGGTGTGGTGAGGATGAAACCTTCCCTAACCCACACTTCATAAGGCACTTTGTCGCGCTTCGAACGCTTCTCCACGTTGTCGCCAGGAATCCAGAACCACGGCATCAGGAGAATTTTGTTGCCGTCTTTGAACACGAGAACGAACGCAGAAATGTCAGTAGTTGTGGACAAATCGAGACCACCGATGCACTCCTTGTTCTTGAGGCGCTCAAGCGCGGCGAGGCGTTCCTTCAGCGGGTCGGCGTCTTCCTCGATGCCGCCGCACTGCGCCCATTTGTCCATGGGGAGGTAGCGGGTTTCCTGCTGCGTCCAGACGTTGAGGTGTTTTCTGAGGAAGGTGTTGAGCGCGGACGGCGTCTCTTTTGCCTTGGCGGCTTTACGCCGTAGATCGTCAATCTTGACGGAGACTCCGAGGCTGGGATTGCACTTAGCCCACTCTCGTTCGTCATCCCAAGCAAGGTACTCTTCCTTACCGACAACCTTGTCCAGACAAGCAACATAAGCAAAAAAAGCATCGCTCCCGTCATCTCGCAGGTTCGACTCAAGTACCTTCTGAGCGTAAGTGTGCTGAAGCCAACAGATCGAAGTGCGGCTAACTCCCGCCGTTGTGATGACAAATAGCAGCGGATTCCGGCGTGAGCCAGTCGCAGTATCGAGAACGTCATAGAGCGCCCGAGTCGGGTGCTCGTGTAGTTCGTCAATGAGCGCACAGTGGATGTTGAGTCCGTCAAGGGTGGAATCCTCCGATGCCAGTGGCAGGAACTTGGAGTTGGTCGCTTGCACGACCAGCGCGGAGCGGTAATCCTGAATCTTCTTGGCGAGGCTTTCGTTCTTTGACCGCATGGCGACGGCTTCGTCCCAAACGCGACGTGCCTGTTCCTTGGTGCAAGCAGCGGAGTAAACTTCAGCGCCTGGTTCGCCGTCAGCGACCAGCATGTAAAGCCCAATGATGCTCAGCAGCGTGGACTTGCCGTTCTTGCGGGGAACTTCGATGTAGGCTTCGCGGAATCGGCGCGTGCCGTCCGCACGCTTCCAGCCGAAGATGCAGGACAGGACGAACACCTGCCATTCAAGAAGCTCGATAGGGCGGTTCGCCCATTCACCGATGGAGGGTTTGCAAAACTTGGCGAAGTCAACCACGCGCTGCGCGGCGTCTTCGTCGAACCACAAGCCGCGTTCGTTCGCAGTCTCAAGGTCGTCGAGGTGACGCTTGCAGGCGAGGATGATGTACTTGGAGGCGGGTATGGTGCCGTCAACTACGTCAGTTGCGTAGCGTAGCGCCCGTTCCGCTGCTGAGGAAGGCATCGAGTGGGTCAACGTCCTTTGGCTTTTCCACCTTCAGACGAGACCGCGAGGATGGGGTACAGCCGAATTCTGCAAGCATGGACTTCATGCTCTTGTAAGCTTTGTCGCGCTCCGCGACGTATGGACTAACCTTGGTGAGCACCTGACCTTTGATGCCAGTGGCTTCGTAGGTCATGCCATGCTTCTTGAGATAGATCATGGCGTCCTTCCATTGGGCGTAGGCTTCGCAGTAGAGCATCAGCGCGTCGCCGTCAGCGACGGTCAGCACACCCATGTTGAGAAGGATCGGGACGATACGCTTCCACGCAACCTTGGCGTAGCGCGACATGCCGGAAGGCATCGGCGGTTCGCCGTGCTGCGGCTGCGGCTCAAGATCATTGAGCGGACGACGACCGGGGTTGCCCTTGAGCTTCTTCATCGCTGTCGGTTGTGGTGCGGGGCCGGGCATCAGCGTGTTTCCACCTTCGGCTTCGGCTTGGCGAGGTTGGCGTTGAGCTTCTGAAGCTCCGCGAGAATCGCCTCAAGCATCTTGGCTGTGTGAACGACCCCGGCGACTGGCGCTTCGGGCTTCGATGCGATTTCAAGTGTTCCAATTTTGATTCCCATGTAGTTTTTACCCTTCCTAACCTGCGACTGTGTGCAAAAAATGGCTGCGGCGGGCAGGAGCGAATCGCTCCCCTAATTGAGACCCCCTACCCCCTACTTTCTGCCTATAAAACCCCTTGTTTCATAGCAAAGCGGGTCTCTCTTGCTGTCTTTCTGCTATGACATGAGTGACACAAGCCTTGCAGGTTGCGCACGTCGTAGTAGTCGTTGTCGCCTGTGCTGCACCACATCGTCGCCATGATGATGTGATCGACTTCAACGCTTACCTCACGACGGCAGTCACAGCAGATCGGGTCGCGTGCAAGCACGTACTCTCGTGTGCGACGCCACTGTGCGCCAGACCGCATCTTGCGGTACGGATCATCAGCACGTTGCTTGTCCAGATCACGGCGATAGTCAGCGCGAGTGTTGTCGTGCTTGTGCTCGACACAGTAGCGATTGTCTGTCGTGTTGTTGCAACCTGGCTGACAGCACACAGTCTTTGCTCTTGTTGGCATCAGTCACCGTCGTGCTTGTACTGCCAGTCATTAGCAACCGACTTGGCAACCGTGCTGCAACCGTGGCAGTCGTGGTCGTGCTTTGATGCTTTGCTCAAATCCTCAAGCATCAGTTGTTCCATGACAGACTCGATGATGCCGCGAACTTCCATGGCGTCGAGATGTGCTGGAATGACGAAATGGGCTTGGTTACCGCTGGTGCGGTGAACTTCGATTGGAACTTTCTTCATTTACAGCTTCTTTTCGACCGCAGCTACGACAGCCGACTTCTCGGCGTCAGCTACGACGACTTTTGATTCCTTGACGAACAAAGCCTTGATTTTCCGTGCGATTGCCGGGCAAAACACGCCGATGGCGAGTCCGATTGCGATTCCTTCGAGTAGTTGGATCATGGTGGGTTCTCCTGTTGTCTATTACTGCGGAAGCTCGAAATTCGAGAGCACGGCCGTTTCGAACTTGAGGTAAACCCGAGTGTTCAGCGGATTTTCGATGTCAAACTGCAATCCGCAGTCGATTTCGGCTCCAACAGTGAAAAATGCCAAATTTGCCAATTCTTCTGGAGTTTCCGCGATGTAGGTGATCGCATCTTCGCCAGTTAGCTGTTCCAAAACCATCGTTTCGCCGTCGTTAGACCGCACTCTTAGCTTTACTTCGCCTGCTTCCATGTTTTCTCCTCACCACTCGCTCATGGGTGGATATTTGCCGCCGTTGTCGCGGATTTGCAGCAGGCGCTTGTATGCCCACTTTGAGCAGGTGTACTTGGCGCAGAATTCCTTATCGTTCAGCACCATCAAATCCCAGTCGATGTGATCCATCGGCTTGCTGCATGTCGGCAGCGAGAACGGTTTGTCACTCAGATATTTCGTCATCGTCAATGTCCCAAGGAACTAATTTGATCGTGTCGCCGACTTTCGGAGTGGCGTTCGCACAACAAGGCTTTCCGTTGATCCACACAGTTACCAACTTGCTCCACCAGAGTTTCCCTGCTTGATCACGAAAATGGATGGTTCCGTCCCGGTCTAAAGACACGACCAAGTAGTCTTCCTTGGCTTCAGACAGACGCAGTTGGCGCTCGATACCGTCGATGTGGTCTTGCAGCTTTTCAAATTCACTCATGGCTTCTAATACCTCACGGTTGGCAAACTGCCTGTCTTGATGAACGCCTTGTGCATTTCCGCCATGCTGACTGGCTGAACGAAGCGATTTTTCGGCAGATTGTCGAAAATCATGCAAGCGGTGCAGAAATCGGTCAAAGTCTCGCCTTGGAACGGATAAAGCGTGTATCGCTTGTCGTTTTGTGGTTTTATCCCAGCATTGCGTAGAATTCTGCCGATGCTGCGATCTTCAGCCCAGTCGTCGTCGAGTTTGGCGTTCGCGACGATTTCCATCGCTCTCTTGCTGAGCCAATAACCCGATCCGCCAGAGCAGTAGTGACCGTCCGGCTGGTGGTTGATGCGTCCGATCCAGTCGTGAGCTTCGAATCCCGATGTGAGCAAGCGGCTTGGCACGACGTATGTGTCGTCGTCGATCTTCAGCGAGTTGGTGTAGCCGTGATCAACAGCCCACTTGAACGCAGCTTGGACTTTCAGCGGCAAGGATTCGTAGTCATCGGGAACGTCGAGGAAAACCTCGTCGGGATATTGCATTCGGCATGTGTCGTTCGTCTTGCCGAAGAAAAACTTCACGATGCCGTTGGTGTCCTGCGCCCATGTGTTTCGGATCGCGGCAGGTCGATCATGGTTCTTGTGGTTGCACATGACCATGATCAGCGGCTTGGCTGTTTCTGACATCGCAACTGGACCGGGCGGAATGTATTTCGGCTCTGGTTTGATAGGGCGTGCAGGCATCGTGACGGTGCGACCATCACCAAGGCGGCGCACGATGCGTGCGCGTGGAATCTCTTCGTCGAAGCCGTAGTAAGTCTTGATGTTTCGCTTTTCGAGGAAAATCTTGTGACCCAGCGTTCGTGCGCGACCGCGATATTGGTTGTAGTCACGATGCTGCCACTTGGGTTCGTAGGGCAGCGCGTTGACATTCACGCCGGGAATCCAGACAACGAGCTTTCCAGCTTCTTTGAGCGACAGGAACCAATCGCCGTGTTCGCCGCCGATCTTCATGCGTTCGTCCTGCGGAATTTCAGCAAGCAGTTCGGGACGAGCCATCCAGTAGTTCACGGTGATGTCCACTTGGTAGAACGGCTGCGTCAGTTCAGCCCACGGCTTGGGATCGGTGAACAGCCGCGTTTCCTTGATGTGTGAACCGGGAACGTAGTCGAGGAATCCTTCGTAGGGCATTCGGTTGAAGTGACCGCCTGCCACGTCGATCTGCGGGAACGATTCCATGGATTCGAGCAGCTTGGTGACGCCTGCGCGTGCTTCTGGCGTGCCGAAGTCAAAGTCGTCGGTGCCCATGAGCATGAACTTGGTCTTGATGGCTTTCGCCCCGGCGTTGCGCTTGGCAGGCAAACCTGAGTCGAACGGCAGCGGGATGACACCGAAGTTGTGGTCGAAGTCGAATTCAGGCAGGGCGTTGCCATCGTCCACGACGAGAATCTTGCACTCGGGCAGGTTGTTGGTGATGCGCTTGACACATTCGTAGAGATAGCCGGGGCGCAGGAACGAGGTAACGAGGATGGTGACGTCAGACAGTGGCATTCTTTTCCGCCTTGCATTGCATTCCGCCCATCACGACAACCGTGTACGTCGTGTGGTCTGTTTCCTTCGAGAAAACCAGATCGACTTTCTGACCGCGCCATTCGCCCTTGCTTCCAGCGCCACGGATGACGCTGAAGCCTGCGCCCTTGAGCAGGTTGATGATTTCGTGTTCGAACCTGCGGCCCTTGCGTGCGGTATTCATAAGTCGCCGCCAGTGAACGCCGCGACTTCCTGGTAGTCGATGGGCGTGAAGTATTTCGGAGCGGCTGCGATCTTGGTGCCCACGCTCCCGGCGTTGGTCGCATGGATGGCGCAGGCGATGGCGTCGCCGTGGACGGGGATGAACTTGCCGCTGTTGTCGCGCTGGAACTGAAGGTCAGCGCCGTGAGGTAGCTCGGCGAAACGTTTCGCTTCCCATGCGGACTTGCGGAACGCGATGGCTCCGAGCCATGTGCCGCTGGGGTCTGCGTAGCGCCATGCCTTCTGTGCGGCTTTGTCGTAGTACACGACGTTCTTCAGCCCGGTGCCGACAGTGATGGTCTCGACGTACTTGACGAGCAGCGGTGCGATCTGGCGGAACACGCGGTCTGGGGCGTAGAAGTCGTCGTCGTCCCACACGATGCAGAATTCGCCTTGGGCGTGCTCACAAGCGACGTTCATCAGTTGCCCGTGATAGATGCGGCGTTCAGGAAAGACTCCGACGTAACGGATGCGCGGATCGGCAGGCAGCAGTTCAAGGATCGGCACGGCTCCGTTGTCAACGACAAGCAGTTCAAGGTTGGGATATGTCTGGGCAGCGAAGCAGCGGAGAGCACGCGGGATAAACTCGCGGCGGTCTGCGGTAGGCATCAGACAACTGACAAGCGGATAGCTGGGTGGTACGTATTGGTCGCTCACCCAGACTAATACTTGGGGAAAATGAAAAAGGCTGGAAGTCGCCTCCCAGCCTTTCCCCTCTTGCAAGCCAGAAAACGTGAGCGACGTTTCCGGTAGCGATGTCTAATACTTGGTGCCGCCGTTTACCTGCGTCGCGGCAGCGGGTGTGGAGGGGCATGGCAACAGTCCGCCCTTGCAGGCACCCAATCGGCCAACCGACTGGCCGAATCTTATGCAAGCTCCAGATCAGCAGGCTCGGCGCGGGAGCCGAAGAGGCCCGTGCAGAACGCCGTGAGGTTGCCGATGTGGAACCACCTGAGCGCCAGGTCGCACCAGCGGATTCCCTGGCGACAGTTAATGCAGGTCATCAGACGCACTCGCCGCAGACGCAGCCGATTTTGTGAGCGTCGGGACTCGGCGGATGGTCAACCACGCAGTCTGGGCAGGTGACCGTCGTCTTCAGCAGTTCCCAGATGCGTTCGTCCGTGGCGTCAGGCGCTTCCATCTTTCCCCGACTAAACCAAGAAGCCAACGCCTCTGGCGTCATCTGGATTTCGGCTGTCTTCTTGCAGTGGTAGCAGGTCACTTCGATTTTCATAGTTCCTCCAGATCGTTGATTGGCGGCTCCCAGCCGTAGACTTCCACCAGCGACTCCTCCACCGCGAAGAGAAGCGCTCTTTCTCCTGCAAGCTCCAGTTCAAGCGAGGTAATTCTTTCCAACTGCTTCTCGTGGAGATTCAACAGTTCATCTCTCGTCGGTCTCTTCACGCTGCCTCCGTTGCCGTGCCCACGACGGTGTTGGACTTCACGATCCACTGGCGGGGGTTGAACACGACCTGCTTCCACTTGCTGAAAGCCTTGGCCGAATCCTCGGCTTCGACGATGAACGTCACCGTGCCGAACCCGAGATGGTGCGCTGTGATTTCGTGCTTCATTGGTCAACCTCTTCTGGCGTCACTGGGACGCCTCCGTCAGAGACGCCACCCTTGGTGAAATCCTCGTACGTCGTGGCACGCATCCGAGCCTTGGTGTGTTCGGTGTCGATGAAATCTTCCAGGCGTTCAAACGCCTTGTCGGTGTCGTCGTGCGCTTCAACTTCGGTCGGGGCGATGGACTCCGTCTTTCGCCTGGTGAACGTCGTAAGCATCTTGGACATCTTGCTGTCTGGGTCTTCGCATTTGGCAAGGATCGTGTGCGCAGCCTTGACTGGGTTCCTGCTGTTGTTCAGCGCCTTGGCGTTGTAGCTGAGCCACCCAAGAAATTCGATCTGGAGCGTGGTGAATCCCCCGAGGTACAGGGCGTCTATAATCTTCTCGTGAAGCAACTGCTTGGGTGTCCACATCCAGTTCCATCTCCAGTCCCCGTTTTGGGTTTGACTCTGTTCGCCAACCAACTGATGGGCCAAAGGGGTTTCGTCTTTCTTCCAGGAAGCAGGGGCAGGAAGCCCAGACGCTTCAAGGCTTCTGCCCATCGCTACTTAAGAGCAAAATAACCCCAGCACGTCACCACGTCATTTCTTTGGCGCTTAAACCCACTCACACCTCGTCACCTAAACCCATAACCACTTCAACACCTTAAAGCTTTAATGCATAAAGAGTCATCTAAGAGTGACTCTTAGAGCCTCTCTTAAAGCCTCTTAGAAACATTGGGATTTCGCTCTTAAAACCCCTCTATTTCTACTTTCTCACGGCTCCAGCATTCGTCAACCCGAGGCCGTTTTACATCACCCTCTCGGGCATCGCCTTCCACTGGAGGAATCCCTCGCGAGTGCGACCGCAGGCGTAGATCATCCCGTGCTTCCACGTCTCCACGAAAGCGTCGGTCATCTCGCCGTTGGGGTCGCATCCCTGCCTGGAAGCATCGTCACGGATGTCCTGCTCGGTGATTTCAATGTAGTCGTTCACGCCGTTTCAAGCTCCTCTTCGTACTGGGCTTGGCGCTCGGCTTCAAGCTTCGCCATCTCAAAGTCAGCCCACGTCTCGTTGTTCATTCCCAAAGGCTCCCAGTCGGCGTTGCCGATGCGAGTCTCAAAGAAGCCGTATAGGTCAGGCTCCTTCATCATAATTTCCCTGGCGTAGTAGGAAGCCACGTGGTCGTTGATCATATAGCCTTGCTCGTCCTTCTCCAGCTTGAAGCGCCCAGACCAGCGGATGATTTCCACGGCGGCGCTCACCGACCACTTGCCGTATCCCTTCTCCCACTTGGCCGTGCGTGCCGTCTCAGCGATCCAGTTGTAGACACGGGGATACTTCTGCCTGTGCTGACGGAAGCGCACGGCGTCCTTGTTGTTGGAATTGTATTTCTGGGGCATCGTCAATCCTTAATACTGGCTTGCCCCTTCTTGCGTGCCTCGTCCTGCGATATGCAGAAGCGATCCGCAAGGTAGACTTCGTTGTGCTGGGGAAATTCGTTCCCCGTGGCTTGGAGGGTGAAGGCGATTGCCTCCATCACCAAGTGGTGCAGGTCACGGTACTGCGTGGACTCAAGGGATTTCAGGTTGGCGAACAGCGTGAACTTTCTCATTCTCTTCTCCTCAAGACACAAAAAAAGCCCGCTGACCCCAAGGTTGTCCTTGGAATCAGCGGGCTTATCGTTAGCCTGCTCTTACGTCGGGTGTGCCTAACTACTCTTTAAGACCGATGACTGTCGCCGACGCGCTCGTTTACTTTGATGCCACAACCAGGCGAATCGGCGCAACCCTTTATGGCCGAGTCAAGGGAGAACGGTGCGTCGCGCTCAGGTCGTGGGTCGTGAGGTTCACGTAGCGCCTGACCATGTCCAAGCTGGAGTGGCCCAGCGCCTTTTGAAGGTGGAAAATGCTGCCTCCCCTCCTGACGTACGTCAGGGCGAAGGTATGCCGAAGCGCGTGCAGCGCACGCACGGGCGGGACGATGCCGAGGCGTTTGAAGAGACGCTTCGCGTCCCTCAGCATATCGCGCCTGTCGAGCGCGTTACCGTCCCTCGTGCAGAACACGAGCGGGAAATTTCCCGGAGCCTTGCGGTGGACGAACAGCGCCTTGCGAAGCTCGAAGCTAAACGGGACGACGCGCTGCCTGCCGCCCTTGCCGTCGAGCTTCACCAGCATGTTGTCGAAGTCCACGTCGTCCCAGCGGACGGAAAGAGCCTCGCTGATGCGTGCGCCAGTGTCGGCAAGGAACAGGAGCAGGCAGCGCAGCCTTTGCTGGTAAAGATATTTCGGCTTGCAGGTCAGCAGCATCCTGATGTCTTCGGGAGGGAACGTCGGTAGCACAAGCTGCGGCTCCTTGATCTTCGGGATGCGCAGGGTGCTGTCGCTCCACTTCAGGTATGCGTTCACGGCACGGATGCGGTTGTTGCACGACGAAGGCTTGAGGCCCTTCTCCCGCATCCTCATCACGAACGCTTTCAAATCGGAATCAGTAGGGCAGGGGGTCAAAAGCCACTTGAACGACTCCCTATACCAATCGACTGTGCGTGGGGAAACCCCTGTAAGGTACTGTCTTTCCTTGATGAACTGATCAAACATGGACGCATTCTCCTTTTCAGGAGGGAAGCTATCCTGCGCCCAAGGCAGGCGCGCTACCAGGCTGCGCTACGCCCCGACAAGTACGACGGGTTATTCTACCGTAAGTTGCGCAATTGTCCTCAAGCGAGGCGACATCGCTGATCCGTGTAAGCAATCGGGTTCGGTGAATTGGTGCGAATTTACGGAAAGCGCGGGCGACCGGCGCGATTGAATCGCTGAAAAATGGGGCTTGCGAAACGCAGGTGAGTTTTTTCTAACAATGGCAGCGGCGCGCATTGTTCCGTTCGGTGCGCCGCGGGCGCCGAAATGCCAGAAAAACTAGCGATTAGAAAAAGTTATCTCGACGTGGCGCGGACTTTGAGACGTAGGAGTGATCTGCAGGAAAAAACACCGCAACAAAAATCCTGCGGGTGACGAAGCCGGCGACTTTCTGTGGCAAAGTTACGGCGATGCAGGCTCCGGTTTCAGGGATTGTTTGCTGGGAGTTTGCGGTTTGTCGGGGCGGGCAAATGCGTAAATTCCCGCGGGATCGGAAACCAGCAGGATGCGATCGGGCTCAACCAAAATTCCCACTGGCTGCAGCGCGGCG